GGGTTATTATCTGTATCTTACCCCTTGGCATATGAGGATATAAAGAAACATCTTTCACTTGATACAAAATTTTTAGAAGACTTTAATAATAAAGTAACAAGTGAAATATCAAAACATGCCTATAGTTCTGGTGGTGGTGGGAATGTAGATTTATATGTTGATGGTAAAAAAGCAGTTAAAAATTTACGATCAATTAATTTTACTGGAACCGGAGTTGAAGTGACTCCAGATGGAATAAAAGCAACTGTGAATATTACTGGTGGTAGCGGAATTACGGATCTAGATGGTGGAACTTTCTGATCTAAATAGTTGACAAACTCACAAGCGAAGATATACTTTAGCACACAAAGGAGAAATTTATGCAATTACCAACTTCATATCAACAATTCATTCATCTTTCACGCTACAGCCGTTGGTTGGAAACCGAAGGTCGTAGAGAAACATGGGAAGAAACAGTTGATAGGTATTTCCAACATTTTGATAAGCACCTCAAGGAAAATACCATGTGCAAGTTGGATAAAGCAACTCGTGAAGAACTCCGTCAAGCAGTTCTTCAACAAGAGATTATGCCTTCTATGCGTGCGCTTATGACAGCAGGAGAAGCACTTGATCGTGATAACACTGCTGGTTATAACTGCTCATATGTTGCAATAAATCGTGTTCGTGCTTTTGATGAAATTCTATATATTCTTATGTGTGGAACCGGAGTCGGTTTCTCAGTGGAGCGCCATTATGTGGATAAACTACCTACAGTCGCTGAAGAGTTTACTGACTCAGATACGACGATCATTGTACAAGACAGCAAGGCTGGTTGGGCTAAAGCTTACAAGGAACTTGTCTCCTTACTCATTGGTGGTCAAATTCCAAGATGGGACTTATCTAAGATACGCCCTGCTGGTGCCAGACTCAAAACTTTTGGAGGTCGTGCATCTGGTCCAAAGCCACTGGATGATCTATTTAGGTTCACAGTGGATACATTTAGAAGAAGTTCTGGACGCAAACTCACCTCCATCGAATGCCACGATCTCGTCTGTAAGATTGCGGAAGTTGTTGTGGTCGGAGGCGTGCGTAGATCCGCTCTTATTAGCCTATCGAATCTCACGGACGAAAGAATGCGTGATGCTAAGACTGGCGCATGGTGGGAGGCTAATTCTCAAAGAGCACTTGCGAACAATAGCGTCGTCTACAAAGAGAAGCCAGAAATTGGTACATTTATGGAAGAGTGGGTATCTCTCTACAAGAGCAAGAGTGGTGAGCGTGGTATCTTCAATCGTGACGCTTGCCAAAAGACGGTAGCCAAACTTGGTGATCGTCGTGATCCAAGTTATGAATTCGGTACAAATCCTTGCTCAGAAATTATTCTACGAGATCGTCAGTTCTGCAATCTAACAGAAGTAATTGTAAGAACAAACGATACTATGGAGAGTCTTGCTCGTAAGGTTAAACTTGCTGCAATTCTTGGAACATGGCAAGCATCAATGTTGCATTTCCCATATCTTTCATCAGAGTGGAGAAAGAATTGTGAAGAAGAAGCACTACTAGGTGTATCTCTCACAGGTATTCTTGATAATGCAATGATGCGCGATCAACACGGTCTTAAGGCAAATCTTGAGAATCTAAAGCAACATGCAGTTGATACCAATAAGGAATGGGCAAAGAAGTTAGGTATTAATGCTGCAGCAGCAATCACTTGCATCAAGCCAAGTGGTACTGTATCACAACTCACCGATGCTGCATCGGGTATCCATGCTCGACACAACCAGTATTACATCCGTACTGTTCGTGCAGATCGTAAAGATCCACTGTGTCAACTCATGATCGACAAAGGTTTCCCCCACGAACCTTGTGTCATGAAGCCAGATTCGGTTATGGTTTTCTCATTCCCAATGAAGGCAGAGGGATCAGTTACTCGTAACGATATGACTGCTATTGAGCATCTAGAACTTTGGTTAGCATATCAGCGTAATTGGTGTGAACACAAGCCGTCAATCACTGTGACTGTAAAGGAACATGAGTGGATGGAAGTTGGTGCTTGGGTGTACAAGCACTTTGACGAGATCAGTGGTATTTCGTTCTTGCCACACTCAGATCACTCATATCGTCAAGCACCATATCAGGATATTACAAAGGAACTATACGAAGCAATCCTTGAGAAGATGCCAAAGGATGTGGACTGGAGTGAACTCACAAAATATGAAAAGGTTGATCAGACAGTAGGAACTCAAACCTTTGCATGTAGTGGTGATAAGTGTGAATTGGTAGATTTAACAACTAATTAATAGGAGATATAAAATGGATAGCAACAATTTAGTAATAATGGTAGTATCTGGTTTACTTGGTTTCTTCATGGTTAAGTATTTTCAAATGAAGAAGGAAATTGCGAGAAATGATCTAGATAGAGAAATGGATATTGTCTATAGATCAATAGATGATGTTCGTTCTATGCTAGAAAAGGATGCAGAAAGATTAACAAATAAGATTGATAATCTACAAAATGAAATTTATAATGAAATTGATAGAAAGTTTCGTGTATTTTCAAATGCATTAAATGATGCTGATAGAAGAATTGATGAAATTCAATATAATAATTCAAATAAGGAACCAACTTTATTTGATAATGTTTCTTGACTTGATAGATACTTGTGGTATATTATAACTAAAGGAGATTACCATGCTTAAGAACATTCTCGCACTAATCGTAACTTTCTGTCTGACCGCAATTGCACCTGCTCAAGTCGCTGTAGCAGTAGGAGGTGGTTGGGGAGGTGTTGCAGTTTCAACTGGTGGTTACTATGGTGGAGGATATGCTTATGCTGGCACTGGGTATTATGGTGGCTACTATGGTGGTGTAGTTGCCCCTGTGGGTGGATGGTATCCATTCTATTATACGAGTTCCATGTATGCTGCTCCGGTTCCACAAGTTCTTCCTATCGCTCAACCATGCACACCTTACACTGTAGCACCATGCTATGTGCAACCTGTCGTGGTTCAGCAACCCTGTAATAAGCCTTGTCCACCCAAGCCTTGTAACTAAACACCCGTAAACGGGGAATTTCAATCCAGTCCTTCGGGACTGGATTTTTTTTTTAATTTTTATTTCTAAAAGTGTGATAAATAATTATGTGAAAGGCAGACTACTCACAGTCTTGAGTCTGATCCTTGCGACAAGTTCATCTTGCAACAATATCGGTGTCGATAAACAGGAAACCCCCCCACCACCGATAGTAGACATTCTGACACCTCCAAAAGAACCAAAGGAGTATGAAGGGTTCACCGTAATAGAAGAGGGTCAAGATCCCTATCGCTGCGTGGGGCAAGTATATGATAAAGATCATGTTATGGTGGGCAGTGCAGTTCAGATAACTGAGACTATCGTACTCACTGCAGGACATTGCATAGACGGAAACAATCTGATGTATTTCAGAGTTGGAGAAACTGACTATGTAATAAAAGAACAAATATTACATCCAAAATATAAATTGGGTGAAATAATTATAAATGATATTGGTATTTTGGTATTACAAGAAAAGACTTGTATTACTGAATTACCAGAAATCACTTACAATAAAACAGATTTAACTCGTTACGAAGAACTAACAACAATAGGATTTTCACACTGCACCAAAAAGAAAAGTAAACCTGGCTCCTTTTATTATTTTGGTGTAGTGTTAGAAGATCCATTTGAATTTAAATTTAACTCCACAAAAGGAGCACATGTTTGGTTTGGTGATTCTGGTGGAGCAGTATTTGAGAATACTGGTAAATTGTGTGGTTTAATTTCATCCTTTAGATTACATGATTTAACTATTACTGAAATGTCTGCTACTCCTCTTTTCTATCACGAAGAATGGATAAAGGAAACTATTGAGGAGCACAAATGAACAGATTACAAAAAATTTTAGTATGTGCATGTTCATTTTGTATCGGTATCCTTCTGGCTAGACTATTAGGATTCTGATAAATACTTACATGGTAATAGCAGGAATAGATTACTCACTTTGTGGTCCCGCCATCTGTGTTTTCGATGGCGATACTTTTTCATATAACAAATGTTCATTTTATTATCTGACAGATATTAAAAAATATGCTGACACATTTAGTGGAAACATATTTGGTGAACGATTTATGGATTGGAACTCTGAACAAGAGAGATACAAAACAATAGCAGATTGGGCATTAGAGATTGTTATGGGATGCTCACATGTTGCATTAGAAGGTTATGCATATTCAGCAAGTGGTAGAGTATTTCATATAGCAGAAAATACTGGATTATTAAAATATAAGATATATGAAATGGGATTACCTCTTACAATCATTCCACCAACTGAAGTAAAGAAGTATGCAACAGGTAAGGGAAATGCAGACAAACAAATGATGTATGATTCGTTTGTTCAAGACACAGGTTCACCTTTAAGAATGACTTTAACTCCGGATAAAAAAGAAATTACGAGTCCAGTGTCAGACATCGTGGACTCGTATTTCATTTGTAAGAAGTTGTTTGATACTCTAACTTATCCGTTAGGTAACTGAGGATCTTGAGGCTTATTAGCCTTTTCCATCTCCTCTACTTTTGCCTTCAATTCAGCAAGTTCTTCTTCTGATTCTGTGCAATTTCTGATCCATTGCTTCCAACCCCAAGTACCAACTAAGAATACTATTGGGAGATACCACAGTATCCATTGCCAACCTGTTTGGAATGAGGATCCGTTTGCAATTTCGTGATTAATCTTTTTAAGGATTACGCTTTCTGAAGTACTATCTGGAACAATACTTGGAGCAGTACTGCATCCTACTAATAGTGCTAATGATAATGTTGTTAAGTATTTCATTGGTTACTCCTTATGACTTGTTAGAAGCAGCAGCAGATCCGAAGTAGAATCCAATGATGCTTAATAGGATTTGACGATTCTCGCTGGTAAACAAATAACCGTTTACTTCAACAAAGAACTTCTTGGTAGTTTCGGGGAATAAACCAAAGAGTCCTTCAGGAGTCTTTGCATCTACTTCAACGAATGTTGGAACACCAAAGAATGGTAAAACGAATGGTGCTAGGAATGTCGCAAATAGGACTGATAGGACTATTAGTTGACGAACACCACGACCAACATCTAGCGGAACTCTTTGTGCTGCTTGATTTTGATTTTCGGTGGTTTGCTTATTTGCTTGCATAAGCTGTTGGAACATTTCCTTTTGGTCTTGCGACTTTTGTGCCATGTAACGGAATAGGAATCCCGTTGCAGAACCACCCACTAACGAAATTAATTCTGTAGGTATCATAACTTATCCTTTCTTTCTTCTCTTACTTAATTGTTTAACTACTTTAGAAACTGGAAATCTTCTAATAACATTCTTTGTCATTAAAGGGACATATGCATCAATACCTGTTGTAGTTCCTGGTCCCATTGCAGCCGAAGCAGAAGACAATTGAGTTCCAGTTACACCTTGTACTTCTTCCTCAATCCTTTGAAGAAGTGCAGACAATACTGCGAATGCTTTATTTTGTAACTCTGATTCATAACTTTCACTTACTGTCTTTAAATTACGACTCATAGCCAATGAACGAAGTCTTTGATAGAGAATTGAATCTGTTGTACAAATATTAATTAAATTTGTCAATAGTGTAAGCAACTCTCTACGAATTCTTGAATTTGCACTTCTCAGGAATGGATATCTGAGATTAAACATTGTATATTGTGCTTTTTGTGCATTCTCACCTGCTAATAAAAGTAGATTATAAAATTTTCGTGGTAAAACAAGAGCACCCTTGTTTTGCTCCATGTCCATCATTTCCTGATCTGCTTTTATTTGCTTTGGAATTTTCATTCCCCACTTCCTACTTTCTTTTTATAGCACTTAACTACTGCTGCTGAAGCATATGCAGATGGCCAAACTTTGAATCTTGATTTAACACTTGCTTTACATGCAGCATGTGCTTCTTTATTTCTGGGATTCCATTTTTCACAAATAAAGTTTGATAGAGCATTTGTGTAGTTCTCTTTCAATCCTTTTTGTTTTCCCGGTCTATATTTGCCCTTTTCGGCACTCCAAGTTTTACCAGTTTTGTGACTGCTAAACTGTTGACCTTTTTTATGTGCTTTTTGTTTTAGACGCACTGCCTTTTTCTTTTGTTTATCTGACATCTCGCCCCATGTTTGAGGGGTCTTACTTGAGACTCTACGAGCAGGACGGCACTTCACACGACCACGACCCTTATAGGAACCGCATTCGCTTCCATCCTGTGCTGACCACTTCTCTTTGAACCAGCGATCTAAACTTTCTTTTAACTTACTAATTCTCATATTTCTCTCAATTTATTTATTATTCTTCTGTCCAATGGAATATTTATAAGATCCGCCTCTGGTATACTCTCTGGCAAAGTATTTAGGAAAACGATGAAAGTTTTCAAATAAGGATGTAAATCCTTCTCTATTCTGCTAAAAAGCAACCTTGTGGCTGAAATAATATCAAAAACATTGTAAAAAATAATAATATGATTGAGAATTAGTCGTTCTCGCAACTGTCCAGATGACTTATATTTTCTAAATAATCGTTTTAAATATTTAATACGATTCATATCCTCTTGGAACTCGGATATGTTCTTGCATTGAGGATTGTTATAAACCTTCATAGCAAACATCATATAATTGTCATCATCTAAAGTATCAAATTTCATAATAAACTACTTTTTTGTATTTTTAGTATCTTTTTTCTTATCTTCTTTCGGTTTAAGGTATGTATTCTTAATTCTCTTAAGATCCTTGTACTTCATCAATACTTACACTTTCTCCCAGGAGGGCATGACTTTTTAGAACCTTTCGGACCTGCCCATAATTTTCTACATGCCCAATATTGAGCACCTAACTTGCTCTTTTTCTCACCGCACTTGTGACGAGCTTTGAATGACTTTCTTGCTGCTGGTGAATAATTGTGTCCATATCCCTTTGCACCAAAGTGAACAATCTTTTCTTGACCACCTTCACATGCCTTTACCATCATCTTCTTACCAGCAGATGTTGATGCTCTTGGTTTGTTGCATGGCATGTCTTCTTTCGAAACTGCTTCAGTTACTGCTCTGATTGTATCTCTAATCTGAGAAGCACGAGCGGATAATCTTCCCTCTTGGTCTATTTTAGCAATCTTGCCTTCTTGTCTCTTGATAAACTTTGCTCTTCGCTCAGGAGTGAGAACACCAGCCTTGTGTCTACGAATAGTTGCTCTGGTACTCTCTTTTAAGAAATCAAAATAGTTCTTCATGGGTTATACCTTTGGTAATGGTGGGATTCCTGGTAATGAATTTCTTTTTGTCTTTGGTTCTGGATTTGGTCTTGATGCCCTATCCTTCTTTTGAAGTCTGGGTGCTAAGTATTTTGTTGCACCTTCATCCGCTTCACTAATGTTGTTATTTCTACTTCTATTATAAGATCTAGAAACAACTCTCACATTACCATTACCATTTGAACCACCTTTTGATAATGGTTTCTTATGATCTACATCTTTACCTTTCAAAAGACCCTGACCGATCTTGATCAATTGATCTCTTGTTTTGTTTACAGCCTTTGAACCCAGTTTTCTTTTTGCTGCACGGACTGCTGCTCTTCTTCTTGCAGTCCATCTTTCACCACGCTCTTTAATTGCTTTTGGTGAGGATTGATGTTCTCTGTATTCTTTTGAATAATATTCTCTTGTTTTTTCTCTTGCAGTTCTTGGTCTTGCTTCTGCAATGTATGATAAAATCATTTCAACAAGTTTCTTTTTTGTCTTCTTTGTCTTCTTTGTTGGTGCTTTTACTGGAGTGCGAAGTCTGTTATATAAATTTTTTACTGAGTCTTCTGGTGCTTCTTCAGGCATGATTGCTCTGAATGATTTGTAATCACCAGCAGCAGCATGTCTTCTAGCGGCAGTACCACTTACTTCTCTACCCCTTACTGACATTCTTTCAGCACCGGGAGATACAACTTCAAATGATTTAAAGTGCTTTGCATATGGTGCCATTCTTTCTTTGAAGTCAGCAACTCTGTCTGCACCAACAACCATCTTTACTTTCTTATAACCTTTTTCCTTTAAATGTTCAATTGCATGGAAAGGACTTACAACCTTTTCATGATGTTGAATATTTGCACCTGGGAAAAATGCTCTCATGGTTTCCACTTTTTCATGTGGATGAAGAGGATTCTTTTCTCTTACTGCTTTTACTTTATGTGTTGGTCCGGAACCAGATGTAAAGACAACATGGTGTGCACCACTCTGTGCAGCAGTATCCATCACATGTTGAATAATATGACCATGACCTGCTGTTGGAGGTTGATTTCTACCAAATGAAAAAACTACGGAATCATTTCCGTTCTTTGCTTCAGAAATGTATTCCTTGAATTTTTTCATTTAGTTTATTTCTTCTTTGTTTTCTTCTGAAACTTCTACAGTTATTTCTGTAGTTGTTTTCTTTTGAACTGGTTTTTTTGAAGATGGTTTCTTTGGTTTTTCTACTTTTGGTTCTTCTACCTTAACTTCTTCGGCTTTTGGTTCAACCTTTGGTTCTTCTATTTTAGCAAATTCTATGGTTTTGACTGGTTTGTTTCTTGCTTCATTAATCTTTTCTCTTAACCAAAAACCACTAATTGGTCCTACCTCTTGTGTCTCTTGATTTGCTTTCCAATACCATCTTCCATTATTTCTAATGTAAAAGCCACCATACAATTCTTTATATTGAGTCATTAATAATGATTTATTCATTTTCCTTTTCCTTTTCCACAGCCGCAGCCTTTTCCTTTTTTCTTGGATTCTGAATTTCTAATTTCTCTACGGGTTGTCATAAAATACCTCCAGATCTATTTATTCTGTTTAATTTTTGTATAAATGATTCAGAAACAGTTTCTTGTGGTTGTTGTTCTTTCTTTTTTGTATCCCACTTCTTTGGTAGAGTGAAGTTTGCTCTTGAGAAATCTTCTCTATCTACCATCTTATAACCAACTCCTGACTTCTTTCTTACTGCAACATAGCCTTCAGGGTGGGTTGGTCGTAATTCACCAGTATCTGCATCTTCTAGATGTGTACCTAGACCTTTTGCTTTTCTGAATTTGTCCACAAGGTGAAGTTTTGCCTTTCCTAAAGCAGAATGTGCATCGAATAATGAATCATATGCTTCTGCATTATCTGCAACATGTTGAAGAACTGGTTTTGATTGTTGTTCGTGTCTTGCTCTGCCTTTTTCAGATTTCATCTTTGCACGCTCTGCTTCGAATCTTGTGCGAAGATAAGTATGAAATCCTTTTGCAGATCCTTTTGGAATACCATTTCTTACATTATAATTTGTATATGTCTTTAGATGAGCAGCATATTCTGGACTTGATGAAATATGATCCATCAACTCACCAGAGGTTTCTAGATGTTGCATTGCTCCTGCTAAATGTTGAAGAGTTCTGAAATGGTCTTTTTCTGACATATCAGTACCATCCTCTTCATCATGCATTCTTGCATTTTTAAAGTAAACATCTGGATGTCCTTTAAAATGTGATAGATCTGGATCAAATCTTGCTTTCATATTTGCAAGAGAGTCACCCTCATATCCAGTGTGAACAACAATTCCTAGTTTTGAACCCATTATTTTCTTTGATTCATCAGAATCTAATGGAGAAGAATATGTAATTGTATTTGGTCTGAATGTTACATGTTCTTTATTTCCGATCTTTCTCATTTGAAGATCTTCTGGTGTGAACATTAAATCACCCTGATAAACACCCTTCATCTCTCCCAATTTTGGAAGATGTTCAAGTGCTGCTTTTAGTTTTGCTTGTAGTTGAGGACTATCTGGATAATTATCCTCAACATCATCTATGCTATAGTTTACTTTTGGTGTAACATTAAATGCACCCTTGGTAGCAACAAAGAACATTCCTGTCTCTGGATGTCTACCAAATACAACTGCTGGAGCACCATCATACTTTGTTGTTACAAAGAAATCTTTACCGCCTTTGCCAGTCATTCCATGAGAAAGTCCATGAAGATAATCTAGAGCAGTTTTAAATCCTTTTCTACCATGATCGAAGATTGAATCTTCGAGATGTTCCATGTGGATATTTTTTCCACCTGCTGCTTCTTTCAAAAGTTGTAAAAATTTTTGTTTCATATTATGGTGCTGCTCCTGGATCTGTTGCAGATGCAAAAGTAAATGATTTATAATTTAAAGGCAAATTAAAAGTTACCCAAACTGCAGTAACTGCGACTGTTGAAAATGATGTTGGTAGTTTTAATTCACATGTGGTATTGTCTGGATTTGTAAATGTAATAATGTTATAATCTAATTCATCTCCAGAAGAATTTGTTGATCTAACATAGGATATAGTTAATAAAGTACCGCTTTTGATTACTTTACAGTAACTACCATCTATGATTTTTTCACAAAAACCAGTGCTTGAAATATTTGATGTTCTAATTCCCATAAATCAATATAATCCATAAATTGAAACTGTAGTTTGTGCACCAGTATATGAATATGATTTAATTTGTAATGGTAAAACTATTGAACCAGTTGTAAATTGCATTGCAGCAGTGGTTCCATCTAAATTTGTAAATGTGAATGTGCTATTATTTGCAGTTGCAACTACTAATAATCCTCTATGGGCAGGGATGGTTGCATCTTCAGCAATGGTGTCAGTACCTGCTACCTTAATTGCAAATATTTTATCATAACTAGGGGGATTGCTTGTTCTAATTGGCATTCTTTACCTCAATTTGTTAATTGTCCGAGATAAAGTTATTTATAATCCAGCCAACGCTCCCAAAGTTTATTCTTATGTTCGTCTAGAAGAACGATATGAACGACATCCTTGCCTGGTGCTTGTGGTTGCTTCAG